GGGTCCGGATTCATAGCAATGCACCGGGAGACTTGCCCACGGCTGACTTGAGATACCTGTTTTGAATGCCGCGAGGAGATTTATCGTCGACCCTACCCATCCTGCCGGGGAAACGCTCGGGTAGGTAACACTGCCATTTGCCGCAGTCCCTACGTTCTGATACATGCAGTTGAAGAAGTCGTCTAGCGGGTTTGTGACACCCATCATCGTAACGAAGTCGTTTGCGAAAGATGGAGTAACCGTAAACCCGCCAGTGCCTGTAGGAGTAACAGCCGCTCCACCTAGAGTTAACGATACCTCGAACTGGCTTGATGTCAGATTGGTGGCTAGAACAAAATAATTTGTTCCAACGGTAAACCCACCAAAGGTTCTGTTGAACTGCACTTCCGTGCCGCTCAGGAAACTATTAGAGCCCGCCAGAATGGGATTACCCGACGTCGCGGTTACCGCATACGAAGCGCCGCCGATAAAGTACGGCGCCATGCCCCAGTGCGTGAAATAAGTGTAGGGCTTATTGGTCAGGAAGCTGTTCGGATAGACACCACCCGCGATATTCGGTCCATTCATCATGTCGAGCAGGAATGACAGGCCATTGCCCGTCGAGAACTCGGTCATGGGCCCGATCATGATGGTCGAGGCGAAACTCGCACCAAACACCGTCTGAAACGCTTGGCTTATCAAGGCATATTGCAAGGCGAACCACGAGAATGGATCATCCACACCGATTTGTGCGTACGCAATCGTGGCGACGTAAGGATAATCAGCCTCGATGAATACCTCGTTCGCTATTTCCAGGTAACATTTAAGCCCTGGATTCAGAGTCGACTGCACAAGTTGCGCAAGGGATGTCCAAAACGCTTGCTGCCCTGTGAAGCTATTCGCCCACAGTGGAATGTTGAGCCAGCAATCGGTGTTGGTGGCATTCGACATTGCAATGCAGACTTCGTACGGCAGCATCGGCGGCGTCCCGTTGCCGTTCGACCCTAGCCAAAAAGCCATTCCCGGCTGATTGCGTGTAGACCAGCCTGAAAAAGCGTGTATCCAGAGATTGGTGTTGCCTGCACTAACACTCTGTGTGAAGGCGCTCGAAAAAACTGCCGTAGCAGACCCGTTAACTAGAGTGACCGTGTTGTTCTGGGCGATGTCCGGAGGATTTGGAGTACCATTCCCCAGCACACAATTATAAACACCGCTCGCGCCCGCCCATGCGGCGGTCATAGTCTGCGTCAGGCTTGACCCTGTCGTCAGCGCTGGGACTTGAAATAAGTACACCTGCCCAGGAGAGGTGGTACTGGTCGTATTGACCATTTGCAGCGCATCCATGTACCGGATGCGCTTGAATCCCCCTGCGCCATTGTTGGTGATCATCGCCACCCAATTGGGATCGATGAGGGTGCCAGAGTTGTAGTTCGCGACTTGAGATGTGCGAACGACCGAGTGATTCCTGAAGTAGTTCGTGTTCGACGGCAATGCCGTGATGTTCAGGAGGATGCCGCCAGTCGACGGCGTGACGTTGAAGGTTACAATGCCAGTCTGACCGCTGGTCATGGTGCTGGTGATCGTCAAACCACTGACTGAGACATTGGTCGAGGTCGTTGCTAGGGATCCCGATACCGCATCATTCGCCAGCACCAGCGTGCAAGCGCCCTGGAACGTCAAGGTATAAGACCCTGATGGGTATAATACTGAAGCACCGGGGGGCAAGCCGTTGCCGATCCCTGAGCCATTCGCACCCAAGGGATCCTCGTTGTTCATCCCCACATTCATGTACTGCGTGACCTTGTTCCCGCCGGGGAGCGAAGTCATATAGCCATTCGCATCGACTACGGCATTGATCTGATCCGAAGTTGTACTGCCCGAACTTGCCCAAGCCGTGAAGTTCGTGCCGTTTGAGCTTGAGATCTTTGCGATATTGAGAAACGGCTGCTCAGTCGGGCTTGTCTGCAATACGCTGATATTGGCGCCTTCGTAAACAGAGGCGGAGGCGGCGTTGACCGTCAAACTAAATGATCCCGAAGTCGTATTACTTAAGCTGTCGGTTACGCTAATTATTAAAGTAGCCGTAGTAGCTGTCGCGGGGGTTCCCGAAAAAACCCCACTACTTGAGAAAGATATCCCCGTAGGCAAGGTGCCCGAAGTAATCGCCCAGGTATATCCCGTCTCGGATCCACCCGTAGCTTGCATGGTGGCACCGTAAGGGGTTCCGGCAGTTGCATTGGGTAACGGGCTTGTGGTCGTAATCGTCAAGGGATTTACAGTGACAGACAACGTAAAGGGTTTGGAAGCCACATTGCTTTGGCTATCGGTGACCTGGATCGTGATACTCATCGAAGCAGTATTGGAAGTATGTCCCCCGAACACACCCGCACTTGAGAATGTCAATCCTGCATTTAAGCTTCCTGCAATAATCGCCCAGGTATATCCCGTTCCAGAGCCTCCCGTCGCATTCATGGTCTCACTGTAAGTTACATACTGAGTAACCGGCGGTAGGGGTGAGGAAGTCGTGATCGTCAACATCGCTTCTTGTTGACTAATCATCAGGTTAAAGGTCTTCTGAGAAGATAAATTATTAAGATCCGTACACTTAATTACGACAATAAACGTCCCGTAAGTTGTCGGAGTCCCCGAAATAACCCCGTTAGACGCAAGACTGACCCCGGTTGGAAATGACCCAGAGACAAGACTCCAGGTATAGGGCAGCGTGCCCCCGTTGGCCAAAAGGGTATCCGTATAAACACTGTTCTGCGTGCCCGCCGGAAGTACCGCCGAAGATAGTATGTTCGGCCCCCCTGGTGGAGTCGGCATCAGCGCACATTCAAAGATAATCGGAGACATTACTGATACCTCAGTAACGCACTATTTGCTGCATTCCCAGGGAAGGTGACGGTAAAGGCATTTTGGCAAGAGATATCCAAACCAAAAGACAGAACACAAACAGAGCGATTAGACTGAGTAGCGTTATAAATGAGAGCACCGTTGGCCACAAAGGTAGCTGGAGACCAAATAACCGTATTAAACGTGAAATAGGTAATTCCTCCTGTGTTGATCCCCGTGTTCGTCGGATTTGCAACAAGCGTTACAACTTGGCCTCCCGCCGTATAACCCGATCCCACTACTTCATTGGTCGTAGAATAAGCCGTGGTGGTAGCATCAAGCTGAGACTGATCGGTGTATAACGCGATCATGAATGTATCGGCGGGTCGGTACAAAGAAGTAAATGCGTGGTAGCCCGAAAACAGCTCAGTCTTAAAGCTGTTCGTTTGTGTTTGGATAATACTCACTTAACGGGTACTCGCACCTGCCCGTCACGGAAAGTAGTACGACGGAGCTTGCCGTCCGAGAGCTGCTTCAAAAGCGCCAAGGCTTCTTGATATTTACCCTCGTACATCTGGATTACATCAGCTTCGCCTTTCATAAAGACATAAGCCTCACGTAAGGCTCCATAGAGCAATACTTCAGCAAAGTTCTCACCAACCCAAGAGTTTCCCACCGTCACGATACTGGGCGGATAATAATTATAGTGCAGCTCGACATTGTAACTTTGATCCGGGGTAGGTCCGACAATAAAAGTCTGATAATCGAACTGCCCGAAGTATTTCGGGGTCGCCGTAGCGGCCACACCAGGATAAGCTTCCCGAATAAACTCAACGTCTTTATCTATCAAGAAACTTTGATTACCCGAAGAATCTATAATAGACAACGCCATGGTGCTCAAATAATCAGCAGGCAAGGTGAGATACTGATTTCCCCCGGTTAAACCTCCCGTCACACTTTTACGTAGGGCGGGCAACTGCACCGAGTTATAAATACGCTCTTCGGCCAACTCTACGAAATTGGGGATCTCGCTAACAAACGTAGCTTCTTGGTTCTGTGTGTAATCCTGGATTACCTGCCACAAATTCCCGACAGATGTATTATTGGCCGTGTAGGTGAGAAGCACACTCAGTCCTCAACAGAAAACCGCTTCTTGTTGACCATGAATCGCTTGCCCCTCTCAGCCGCGCCGGTACCACGCATGTCCATACGCTCTTTCTTTTTAGTACCCTTAGGCCACTTGCCTTTAACAAGTACGTCATCGTTATCGATACCCTCAATAGGGTATCCCGATCCGGTCTCATCCGTGTTCTTTCTAGGCTGCGTATATTTCCCGATAGGATTCGGATCATCCACATCGAAATATTTATATACTTCCTTTGCGGGAATCTTAGGCATATATCAACCCTTTTTCCAAGATTTAGTCGGAACCAACGGATTACCAGACGGATACCCACCCTTTTTCTGGGCTTCAATCTTGGCCCGGTTATCGCCAAGCCGTTTCATCTCTTCGTTCGTCTTACCCATATGCTTAACTGATTTGATTTTCATGTTCCTGTTGCCTTTACGGTTCCTACTGAAGATTTACCTACTAGGGGATTATAAGTCAGATAACTATCAAAGCCTCTCGCACCGCCCACGGGGTTGAAACCCCAGTTTGTCATCCTGCTTCCACCTGCGCCCGAGACCTGGTTCGTTGAATAATACCCAGCATAGTCGGGGCGAGGATTCTCCAATGCTTGAGGATCATCCACGGGATACATTCCAAGCTGTAACTGCGGATGATCGGGGTCCCAACACTCAGGACAAGCTAGCCAGTTCGTTGGCTTAGTCTTCCAGAACACCATTCGCAGATCATGCAGCTTGTAGCGAAATCCGCAGATGTCGCATTCGGCTATCGCATGTTTGCCACTAGCCCAAGTATTAGGCATTAGTTCACTACCAAGAAGTCACATTTGGGGGTGCCAGTCGTCGCGGCATTGGTAGTTACGACAAAAGACCCGGCCCCAGGAACCACCGTAACAGAAGTGGCTGTTGCATCTCCGGTCTGCAAACTCAAAAGCACGGCGCTTGTGGCTGCGCATACATTGCAAGTTATTGTTGCGGACGTACTCGCTGAAGTGAACGCAAAACGCCCGCGCGGAGTATTAGCAGTGCCGCTCCCAGGAGTACCCGAAATATCGGTATAACCTTGTTTGATCGATCCCCCTGTTCCTTGGAGGACTGCGCTACCAGTACCCGGTGCCTTAAGCATTAGAGTCCAACTCCCCGAGTGAAGGTCACAGAGCCTGCTGTAGCTCCGGCCGCCAAAATTACAGAAGCCGTAGTCGCCAAGCCACTCACCGTCAATACCACGACCGCTCCCGGAGCTACGGGATAAGCACCCGCAACCGTTGCCGTAGTCAACGACGGAGGACCGATATTCACATAAGCCCACGCCGAGGTTTGATTTGCGATCTGTACCTGGTTATAGATCATCGGCTGCTGAGGATTCGCCTGCGCAGAGTTCCCAGTTGCCCCTGGTAGTGTGCCACTGGCCGCAGACGTAGAAGCCGCGATGGTGAGGCTATTAACGAAATCTGCCCCGCCAGCGACAGTATCCAGCAAAGGTTTAAAAGCCTGAAGTGTCGGTATCGCGTACATCTTTTCTCCTACTGCATAAACGTCTGACGGGGCACCAGTCTGATAGATGCTTTCTCGCGGTCCTCAGTGGCCGCCGCATCCCAAGCCTCATCATAAGATTGTTTCAACATCTGCATCCGTTCTAAAGCTCCGGGGATCTTCCAACTCATATGATATGCTAATCCAGCAATCAGAACTGGTAAAAATCTCCAAGGTATATCCATTCCATTACCGCCCAAGTTACCCACGTCTTGGATTTGTCTCAAGCGGTAATACACAAAGGTCCACGTCTGGGATCCATCTGGAGTCGGCCACACGGTAAAATACGGGTTATTAGTCCCGACTCCACCGGTCGCCGTATTATTGGCCCCGGATTGCCGATTGATCCAAACTTGAATCGGTCTACCTTGGGTGAGCTTATTGGGGATCGTCATATACGTGGACTCGGAAATCCGCGAGATATTTAAATCCGTTTGATTAAATGTGCTTCCGGCAGAAGTCCGGATCACCATATCCAAAAGATCTACCGTATCGGCAGGGAGGGTATATTGATTAGTCCCTTGCACAAGGGTGACACTGTACGGCCCATCGACCGTCCAGAGGTTAATCCCCCGGTTGGCCCAGTCCAGCATCATGAGACTTAAACTTCGGCGTGTAGTCCGGAGGTCATAACCTGACCGTGACTCAGAGCCGCATCTCTCGTAGACCTCTTCGCATATCTGGGTGATATCCAGATTGAAAGTAGTAGTCCCAGAAGTGGGATAAGTTGCGGTAGTCATGGACTACTACTTGCCAGGCAATTACTTGCCGTGAAAAGTTTCCCGAACGTGATCCTGGTGCTTGGCAAAATCTCCTGGGTCAGAGCCCTCGTGCGGACCCGACTCGCCACTCTTGTGCGTCTTAAACGGAGTCTCGATCCCTTCGTAATGATCATTACCCTTTACTTCTCGTCCACCATGCTTGTCGGCCATTTAATCTCTCCAAATCTTACCGAGTTTAATAAGCGAAATTGTCTGTTGATCTACACCAAACATCACCGCTAACACTGACTGCTTTTCTTTGGAAGATCGTATGAACTTCACTTGAGTCCGTGTCAGAACGTACTTTCGTCCTCTACCTGAACGTGCCTCGGGTCCGTCCGCGTTCTGCACAACCGTCACCACGTACTGCACCGCCTTTAGAGTAGCCTTTGACACAGCCACCACTCTTCATGGCGACTTTCATGCCCTTGGCATCCTTCTTCATGTCCGCATTCCACTTCTTCTCCTTGGTCTCATCCGAAGGAGTCGCAACAGTCTTAGGCACAACGCCGCCTTTCTTCATACCCATGCCGGACGGGGGCGGCGGAGCCGCTGGACCCGCTGCCGGACCTGCCATTGCATTCGGCGGGGGAGCATTCGCAGCCGCTGCCATCAACGCAGGCGGGAGCCTCGGAGCCTTTGGTTTCATTCCACCTTTCCTCATGTGAATACCTTTTGCCTTATCGGCGTTAACAAACTCTTTCGCCACTTTCTCAGAAGGGCCTCCCCCTCCCGGCTTATACCACCCGTGAGCTACCGCGCGCATTAAGCGCGCTTGCGCGGGGCTGGAACTTGGCATTAATAAGTGATAACCGGCGGATTAGTAATCGGATAAGTCGGGGTCTGCTGATACCAGGAACCATCCGGGTTACGCAGAACATAACCCACACCAATCGTACAAGCACCGGTCGTAGCACCCGTGCCAGTACCCGTGAACCACGCCTGTACGATCATATCGGTCGGGGTCGTCTGAGTGTTGCTGGAGTTGATCCAGTAAGGGATATTGGTATTAGCACCGGAACCCGAATAACACGCGAGGTTCGTTCCCACCACACCCAAAGCCCAACGTCCAATCGGAATCGAAACACCCGTACCCACCACCTGGAAGACCACCGTTCCTGCAACCCCATTGGTCGGAGCAATGGCAACTGAGATCGTGTTATTGGTACCTGCGTTAAAAGCCGTGGTCACATCGACGTTAAAATTCTCAATATACGAACCCGCTGGAATCACAACGACGCCTACCGGACCCGCCGCATTGGTCGGCGTATAAGTCAGGTTGGACGTGTTAGTAGTCGTTGTATAAGCCAACGTACCGAACTGATAAGCATCGGAAATGCCCATGTTCCTCATATAACCCGGAGTCGTTGAGTAGGTGGGATTCGTCTCCATCACCGTCCCAAAGGTCGCAGGACCAATATGTTGTGCAATATTGCCAATAGTCGGCATTAGATTCTCCTATTAAGCAACACCGAACGCGCCGAGCGGATCCGACCAACCGAAGCTGTAACGCTCGCGGCTCTTGTAACGGACGTTGCCGGTATCGAAGTCTCCATCCATTGAGTTCTGCAACGGGACACGCACGAAGTGCTTCAAGCCATTCGGCACATCCGTCAAGAGGTACCAACCGTGGGTATCGGTCAAGAAGTGGTTGACCTTGTAACCTTCCGGAATCGAACCCATCGCCTTCAGGGCATTGATGTCGTTGTCCGAGGTTCCGACCCGAAGCTCCGTATCGAGCAACCGCTTGGAGACGAACATCTGGTTCGGCGGAACAATCAGCTTCCTGGGCTTCGCAGCGATCAGAAGACCGCGCTCATCCGTCCAGGCAGCAATCGCGATCACTGCGGCTTCAAGGGAAGTCTCATTCAAGTCAGGCGAAGTCGAGAACGTGTTGGCATTCGTGCCACCGGAGACGAGCGGATGAGCCGAGGAGAACAAGGGCTGTCCGTCGCCAGGGGAGGCAACCGAGCTTCCCGTAGGCAGGGCAAACCCGGTATTGATCACATACGCGGCCTTGACCTGCTTGGTATACGCCATGGCTCGCGCCAGGGACTTGGTATACCGCTTAGACAAGCTGTCGTACAAGTTGTCTTCAATGGCTTCCTCAGTGATCGCAAACCCGAGAGCGATCGTCTCGTGGTTGTAGCGAGCGGTCCAGGCTTCCTGCGCATTATCGTAGGCAATTGCAGTACCTTCGTTCTTGACCGGAGCTGCGTTAAAACCCGCCAGCTTGGTCTCTTCCTCGAAGGAGCGCTCTGAGGTCTCTACCTCATAGATCTCTTTATGCTCTTCGCCATAGGTGGCGTACTCCATACCAAACAGGGCGTTTAGTCCTGGGAGCAATTCCTTCAATAGTTGTGCGCGTGAAATAGCCATTTATTACTCCTAAGAATTAAGCACCGACCGCGTTAAAGTAGCAGTTGTAACCGAAGTTCCAAGACACCAACACTTCCGGATATCCAATGAACGTCAAGTTGGAGCTGGCCGGAAGAGTAACCGCCGAGTCCAGCGTCAAGGTAGAACCTGTGGCAGCGATCACCGTTGCGTAGTTAGAGACGTTGGTACGCACCGTGCCCGAGCCGGTGCAGATCAACTGCATGCCGGGGACGATACCCAACGCAGCACTTGCGCCGGGAAGAGTCGGGCCGTAACTAGCAACAGTTGAAGTCATCGTCACCGTAGCGCTGGAACCCGAGGTCGAACCCGTGCCGTTGAAGGAAACCGCCGTATCCGGCACAACGCCCAAGCAGCGGAAGGGAAGGGTCGTAGTCACACGAGCACCGGCACCCGCGTTGCTGGTCGCAACCGTCACCGCGCCCGAAACACCCATCGCGGAGTCACCGGTAAGAGTGGAACCCGCCGTACCCGTCACCGAGTAGAGGTTAGAGCCAACATAGTAGGGATTGAGGTATCCCACTGCGGTCACGGTATTAGACAGGGTCGTCTGGGGCTGCTGGAGCACTGCGACGCGGAACACTGCCTGCGGGTCATCAACCACATAAGCCAGGGCATCCTGTGCAACCGTGGAAGCGGCCCAGGTCTGATAGCGGTTCTTACCGTAGATGGGGCCGCTCGCCGAAGAGTACTCAGCACCTACGAAGATGCCGAGAGTTCCAGCGACCGGAGAGGCCGTGGAAGTCGTCATGCTGGTGGTGATTACCGTGCCAAAAGTAGCTGCGGTATTCAACTGGATAATGTCACCAGTAAAAAGTCCCGTGGCGTAAGCACTCTGAATGGGGTACATGCGGGTAGATCCCGAGTAGACCCGTCCACCGACGAGGTTGGATGGCTTAAAGCCGTAAGCCGCTGCAACGTAAGGATAACCCATTGTCTAACTCCTAATTAAGATTTACTGCCACGGCCAAAAGTAACTTCTGACTTCCGCTCCGCAAACAACTTCATGTTGGACCTTGAGTCCTGTGTCCGCATAAAACTATTATCTACTGCTTCAATCTGAGACTTCGCCAGGTTCTCGTAGTAGGCGCGCCGCTGCGCTACCACTTCGCTACGAATCTTACAAAGCAAAAGTCCACCAATCTCAATATTCCCTTTAAACCGACTCGTCGGGTTGTCATCTCCAAGATGCATCAACTCCGGATGGTCGTCTGCTTTACAAGGGGTCCACCCCTCACGGAAATTGGCAGAGACATTAGTCGGGTCCGGCTGACCCATCAGGCTGATGCGGATATATCGAAATTCCCAACCCGGTTGGGGTTTCGGAGTGGGGAGAAGCTGTGGCGGGGTCCACGACGCAGGGCGTTGTGCCAACTCACGAGTCTCCAATTCACGTTGAATCCGATTCTCAGCCATGTTTACTTAATCTCCAGTTTTGCCATTTCACGTACATACGCTTCCGGCGTGACACCCAAACGCTTGGCAATTGCTGCTGCCGATGCGGTAATAGTGACTCGTTTTGCGGAAGTGCTGCGTGAAGCAGGAGCGACAACTGTCGCGGGTTTGCGGGGAGAGGTTTTATCCTCTTTCGTTTCTTTCTCGTCTGCGGAGTCTTCTGTAAAGTACTCCGGGAAGCGTTTCCGCATATCAGAGTCTATTTGTTTATAGTACTCATCCGTGCGGGGGTCTACACCCTTCTCGACCAGTTTCTCATGCAGAGCCAGTGAGAGAGCGGTCATTTCTCTGTCAGTACCGAACCATCCGTTCTTAGCTCGCCAGGCGTCGGCTTTTGGATCGACGGCAGGAGCCTTGGTTTGTACTTGACTCTGTTGGGTATTATTTACAGGAGTTTCTTTCTCTTGTAAAGAGGGTTTAAAACTTTCTGCACGACCCACCTTAGCCTTAGCATCATATAAAGCTTCCTGCGCCTGAGAGATCAGATCCGCATCACCCGACGCATTAGCCTGGCGAAGCTTCTCACGAGCTGCTTCCAACTGTGCCTTAGCGGCCTCACCCACCTCGGTAACGAAGATCTTCTCGCCAGTTGCAAGCCTTTGCTTAAGCGCTTGATTTTCCTGATATTGTGCCTGGGCGAATCGAGCTGCTTCATCTCTCTCACGAGCAGATGCTTCTTTAAGACGACGCTCGTCATGGAAAGCCTTCTTTAGGGTTTTAAGCCTGGTTTGAACCTTCTCACTGTACTCATCAAGATCATCATCTTTATCAAGTGCCGCGACGATTTCTTTAGGCAGTGCTTGCCTATTACGATCCTCTTCGGGGGTATCGTCTACTATCTCTATATTAATCTTCTCTTCTTCGGCTTCTACTTTCTTATTAGGCCCATCAACTCCCTTTGTGTCGGGAAATTCAAACTTTTCACTGACTGCCATTTGATATCACCTTTTGCGCTGTTTGAGGCGTTGTTAAATCTGCTTCACACCAAGGACAAAACTCATAAGACTTCTTGTCATACGCCCAACTAAAATGTTTGGGCCTCCATAACTTTCCATCCGGGGTTCCCATGAACTTACCCAACATAGAAAAGAATTCAGGACATTTACACTGCACTGCATACCTTGCACAGTTTCAAATTAGTCTGCCGCCATAGGTACCTTTTCCAGTACTTCCAGCCTTTCTCGGCCTGACGACCACAGGCTGTGGGGCCTTCACTGGTATTACCGAATTTGACGTGTACCGTGTTGCCGCCTGGAGAAGCCACGTAGATGAACCTTTTTAGTCTCATACTTTTTTTGATCGTTACTTTAGTGGTCATACTCTACTAATTCCTCTTGGGTCGTCCACCACACCTTCCACACTATCGTCATTAATGAGTCGCCATTCGGTCCCATGAATAAGGATTCTGGTCCCGGTATAGGCACGAACGAGTACGAAGTCGCCTTCTTTGCACCACGGTCCCGAAGGAAAGCGTTTAGGATCTTTGTAAGCGTCCGGACCCACCTTAGCGACATAAAGCACCTGTGTGATTTGCTCCTCTACGGCTTTCACTTGATCTGGCTTCACGAGCTTACTGCCCGCCCACGCTCCCTCAATCTTCGGTACCATGGTCAAAATATGAAACCCCGAAGGCTCAGGAACCTGATGGGCCTTCATCTCGGCTTCTTCTTTCGTTTCCTTAATTGCTACATCACTCACCTTTGTCTTCCTCCTCTTGTGCTTTTTTGATTGCGTCCTCGATTACTTCTTTGCAGTAAATCAAACCTCGGATCTGCCCACACAAAAACCTATAATCGGACCAATCCGAACATTTGCCTGCCGCAATCGTAGAACCTAGATATTCAGCCTTTTCCTCCAATTCCTTCAAAATATAATCGATCATTTCTTACTCGCCCCTCCTGCTGGTTTACTGGCCTTGGCTTGCGCCGCAGCCGCCTTTGCTTGAACTGTCTTCTCTTTCTCTATTGCTTTCTCGTGTGCGTGCTCAGCCTCCATCTGCGCCTGATCCGCATCCAACTGTGTATTATGTTTGTGAAGTTCTGTCTCCGTATCCCTGGCGTGCTTGTGGAGATCAGCCTTCAAGTCCAAGTTCTTCTGCCGCTCTTCCCGATGCTTCTGCGCCATCTCCACCATCTGGTCATTCCGCTGCTTGTGCAGGTCCACCATGTGGTCATCCACATGCTTGTGGGTGTCGTGCATCATCTCGGCTTTCTTCTGGGCTATGTCAGCGCCAACCTTGTAGCCCTCCATCTCGTGCTTACTCTCCTCAAGCCGTTGCTTATCGGCGTCGGCCGCCGCCTGGGTTGCCAACTGCTTACGCTGGATATCCGCCTGCTGATGAGTACTTGCGATCTGTACACCCAACTTCGACCCTTCTATATGGCCCTGCTGTGCCAACTGCTGATTCTGGAAATCTTGACTGTCTTTCTTAGCCGCCGCATCCATGAGATCTTTCTGGCTCTTGCGCTGAATCTCAGCTTGTTTTAGCTGCATCTCTAACTGCTCGATCTGAGCTTTCTGCTGAGCTACTTGCTGCTTGAGCTGCAATTCCCCTTGCTTGATTTGCAATTCTTGCTGCTGCATCTGGATGAGCGGGTCTTGCTGCATTTGCTGGGCCTGCTGAGCTTGAGCTTCTTGTTTATCTTTTTGTAGTAGCTTGGCTGCTGCTTGAGCGGCGAGAGAAGACAGTTGAGCCTCAATTGCAGGAGGTAGATAGCCCGTGTCATTCTCATAATCTGGCGGCGGAGGATAGGATCCTCCAAGTTGCTTTTCAATTTCACGTCGGTACTGCCATGCTACGTGCTCCATGATGTGTGCCATCGCCGCGCCCATGATCAACTGCGCCTGCGGGTTCTGGCCAATAACCTGCATAATTTTGGGGTCCTGAATAGCCGACATGTGCACAGCCAGGTGCGCCTCGTGGTCTTGCTCGATAAACGCCTTCACGGGCTTACCCATCATCACGGCCATATTCTCGGACACGGGGTCCACCGGCTTCATGTCATCTTTCATCGGCACAATACGTTGGGAATTCTTGACCCCCAAGGTCTCGATCATTTGCCGGTGCAGATAAGGGAGGTCGTAAATCTGGGGCGCTGATGCAGCCAGTTGGATAACAGCTTGAAACTGAACGACTCTCTGCGACATTGTTGACGCATTAGGATCAGATACTGGAATGATGTCGCAGGAATCATAGTCGGATTGTCGAGCAGCAGCCGACCCAACTTCCGGTGTGTAGGGGTAGTCGGGAGAAGCAGATTCTCGTATAATGGCTGCAAGGAGCTTGAACTCCTGTTTCATCGAGTAATAGATCCGGGCCTGCACCGCCGACATGACCTTCAGAGTCCGTTCTAGAATAGCCAGCGTAGTCCCGACCGGGGCTTGCGAACTCATATCTGAGATCTTCAAATCTGCCACAGCGGCGAATCGACGCCCGTCCTCAATAACTTTGTCCATTAACTCAAGGAGGGTCTGTGAAGGCTCTTTATAAGGCAGCGGTAAAATATTATCTTTTATGGCTCCAGAGGGTAGGTCTACGTCCCGCCATTCGCCTGGAGCTATGGGAGTATCGTCACCCTTTATCCGCAACCCGCGTGATTTCATACCGCCGGGTAGATTTGACAATGTTCCTGCATCAATTAACTGACGCATCAGCGATGTCGCCGCTTTTGTATGACCCCCTATCAGGTGGATCATACCGAAGTAGTAAAAGCCAAACCCTGGGATATACCCGTAGTGTACAAAATGTTGGCGTCGCGCTTTTAAGGGGTCACTTTCCAGCCAGTTCCGCCGAATTGAGAGGACCGTGTTGGTACCTTTTTCAACAGTCACCACATAAGGCAACTTAATCCCAGTCTCTTCCCCGTCCTCATCCTTGTCCTCGTGTCCCGGCAAGTGCATGTCCACGTGCATCTCAAGCAAGCAGAACCTGTGGTCCATCGTCGCCGACATGCCGGAGTCGAGTGCCTTCTGCTTCTCAACCTCATCGAGCACCAGCATGGGCTCACCCAACGGGATATCCCGGTAGAACCCACTCACCTGGAGCCGTCGCATCTCATTCTTGGTCTTGCGCATCCGATGGGTGATGCGCTCAGCAGTCTGGATATTGGCCGCGCCATACGGGACGATCACATCCTCGGCAGCGATATAGACACTAGTCTGCCGGTCTAAGCTCGGATCGAAGTAAACTTTCTTAAACGAATTGCCCGACAGGCATAACGCCATGAGCATGCGCTCATGCTCGATCCGGTACTCTTGCATGACCTCGGTCAGCTCATAATTCATGTCATCGGCGACGCGCTTCGCCGAGGCTAGCTTTTCCGGGGTTTCTTTACCGATGACGTGGGTCTTGACGGGACCAGCAGCCGGAAACGTCTCCATAATAGTTTCAGACTGAAACCGTACCGCGCTCTCCATGAGCAGTGGATGATGAACACCGCATGCACCCGCCCAAGGTTCAGTACGATCTTCATACTTGAGCCCCAGTAGCTTCAAGCCTTTAATATAGGTATCCAGCCAATCCTTGCGGCTGGTGCAATCTTCCTCATAGTCGGCAACCAACGTGGAAGCCAAGCTCCCGAGATGCTTCTCAATCTCCGGATCTTCAGCTAAGTTCCTATCAAAGTCATCCCCAGGATCAGGCGCGCCATCCGGCTCGTAGTCATCCGATTCCCCTTCGATGATGATCTCTATTTCTGGACCTTCTTCTAAAGAGGCAATGCCCTGAGGGGCACGAGAGATGGACTTGTCGATGCTCATCGTTTAACTCGTGTCCAGCCAAAATCCGGATCTTTTACGAGTACGGTGTCACCTGAATCTTCTTTATCGTAAAATACTTTTGGGGGTTTGACGCGAAATCTGAAATACCACCTACGACTACCGATCATTAAATAAATTACAGGCCCCCGGCTCCAGCCGAAATTTAAGCCTTGTTTAATCAATCCCCCTTCGGGTCGATAGTGGATCACTGTTTGTATCTCAAGAAGTAAGCGAAGGGTTCTGAGGGTCTAATCAAGCTGATCACCAGCCCCACAATCTCGTAACGCTCAGCATGTTGGATGGATCGGCGGAAGGTTTCAGCCTCTTCAAGCGTTTTATATCCAGTCTGAAAGGCTGTGACCATCAGTAGTATCCTTGCATTCGTGCCCTGTTAGACTTGAAATACTTCTCCGGCTCTTTCTCATCGTCGGGCAGCCTGATAAACCCACCTTGTCTGAACCGAAGAAGTGCTAGAGTCATGCTGTCCACTTGGTCATCATTTTTGCCTGATGGAAAATCGTTACACTGCTCTTGGACTTCTCGCGCCCAGCGCATATCAGGCATCCAAACTATACCTGACATAAACATATCAGCGATGGCGTTAACCCGCGAGATCTTATCAGTGCCGGTACCGGGAGTAAACTCAGAACAAGGTATTCCCATACGACGCAGCTCTTGAAACAAAGCCGCCCCGGTGTTCTTCTTCTCTACGATGAAGCTATCAGGCTTCCAAGCCTTGTACTCTTCTAATACGAGCTTCTTGAGTTCTGGAAACTCCAGCCGTTCGTTTATCGCATTTAGTAAGATTATATTATAGTTATTGACTGCTTCATTTAAGAACACTCCCCAGATCTGCAAGGCGTTATAATCCGCCCTATTATTCGTCTCTTGCGCCGTGTCCAAGCTCATGATGATGAACTCACATGCGGGCGGAGTATCTTGTTCCCATATCTTCCACCAGTCTCTTTTTATTAATGCCCCTTCCTCTGATGTCGGATTCTGGAGATATTGTGATTGCCAATAGCGCACGTCCATCGAGGCTTTTTTGGCCAGAAGCTCTTCTACAGGCCAGAACTCAGGCCATAAAGACTTATATCCTGACTCAGCGGTGGGATCCTCGAATACAGCCGGAAATTCGACTACCTGCCATTGATCAGCTCCTTCATTACGTAAAGCATGATCAATAATCTGCCCGATCAGGTCGTTCTTAGACCACCGAGTCATCACGATAATAATCGCCCCACCCGGCATCAGACGCTGTAGTGGACCTGCCTGGAACCACTGATAGGCGGTGTTGAAAACTTCCGGGTTCCCCATCTTGGCATCTTGCTCAGAATGAGGATCATCGATAATACACAGGTCCGCGCCTTTACCTGCCATGGCGCCGCCGACACCCATGGCGTGATATTCACCATGAAATTTATCTATACCCCAGCGTCCGGCTGATTTACTATCTATTTGAATACTTACTTGAGGAAAAATCTCTTTATAAGACTCACTGGAGACTAAGTTACGGACACGACGGCCGAAATTCACAGCCAAGTCTGCTGTATGGCTAGCCATGATTACCTTCTTCTGTGGGTAACGGCCGAGGAACCATGCTGGCGCGAGATAGCTGATCATCTCGCTTTTCCCCATCCTGGGTGCAATCGAAACCATAATACGTTTCAATCGACCCGCCACTATCTCCTCCATAAAAAAGGCAAGCTTTTTATGATGTGGCCCTATCTTGTAGCCCGGATACACGTGCTGAATGAAGTCCAGAAAGCTACTTTTCCCTAATTCACGGGTTTTTTGGGTTTGATAAGTACTCAATAACTCTAAAAGCTTCCGTTTGTCTGCTTCTGGCAGTGTTGGAAGGAGAGTTTTAAGCTTTGATAAGGCTTCCGGGGTTAGCAACTAGGCATTTCTTTTAAAGAAGGAGAGGGGGAAGACAAAATCACAGTTCACGCAGATCCCAGACCGTCCTTCGACGCCTATACGAGGTAAAATATTGATTCCACCGCATTGAGGGCAGTGGACGTGTTCTTTCTGGGCCATTTTCTCCGAAATTCGGCTCTCTACGAGCTTATCTAGGACCTCTTGGGTGGGTGTTTTAGGTTTATCTGCCACCTTCGACCCCCTGTGTGGTTGTTTCGATGGGAGAGATGAGAGCTTCCTGAGTATTAATAGTCCGGTACTCAAGAGCAGACAAAGTCTCAAGAAGCTCTTGCTCGACTTGCCCCAGGGATTTGTGAGTGACTGTGATGTCTTGCCGTTTATTAAAGGCCCCGATACCATCGATTTCTCCTAGTTTAGAGAGCGCCACGAGCTTATTTTTCTGCGAATCTGGGTTTTCTATTACTTCTACGAGCTTAGTAATGATGTAATTTTTATAATCTGCTAGATCCTGGACTAGACTTTTGTTGCATCTAGCTACCATGCCTGCCAGATAAGCAATCGCCTCGTCTGGATAAAGAGAGAAGTCCGGCTTGAGGGTCGGATCCTTGGACATGGCCTTAGCCAGCATCTCCGCATCAGATATATTTTCATCTGATGGTAAAAGAGGATTGCCGGATAAATCTGACAGCAGCTTAATCGTCCTAACTCGCATGTTTAATTCTTCTGAAGGGGTTAGCTCAGGCAGGGCTTCGGTCTGATTTTTAGGTAAAGGAACGTCCTCCTCGATATTGAGAACTAGAAAATCATCAAGGGTTTGCTCCATTTAAGGAGCATATTGTAATTATTACAATAAATAAATCTAATTAGGGGTGGTGTGGCCACCCCGCAGGAAGCTTACTCGGCAAAGACCATCTTCCCATGGTCCTACCATACAAAGGTTGTCAGATGACAACCTCGACTGCCTTATTTAACTTCTAGCCCGACCTCGCATCACCAAGCCGATCCCACCCAAAAGTGTAAGGGCAAGTCCCGCACGGGTCCAGTCGATCTCAGGCGCTGCATGGGATGGGGGATCTACCCAGGTACCGGGAGCGCTGGTCGCTGTGATAGCGGCACACGGCGAGCTTTCACACTGGAACCCGTTTGTCTGCTGGAAGTACGAATCGCCTTGTGAGGATATCGTCACGTCATAGGTTGTTGGACTGTTGGTCCCCTGAGTCGTGAAGCCGAAACCCATATCAAACGCCGTGATTTGACCGTTGGTGGTTGTCAACTGAAACTCGGGCGCCCCGCCGGGTGCTTCGGAGAGAAAGCCGATTGACGGGACAGTGAATCCCCATATTCCCGCAATGTTCATCGATGTTGGAGTCACATCGACCGTACCGTTCTGAGGCAGTGCGGAGGCTAGTGTGATTGTTGAGTCAAAGAGGGGATTGCCGTCACTGTAATTCCATACCTGCTGCGCATATGCGCTGAAGCCGATCGTGGTTAGCAGTAGCAGCCATAGAGCTTTAGTCGCAGATTTCAGCTCGCGCATGATGTGACGTTCTCGTATTTCGTTATTTGGATTCATGTTTGCCACACTTCATGCAAACGGGTTCTCCGCGCCTAAATGCATGCTGGCATCGTATTGGCCAGAAAAACCATACTAGAAATCCGCATAACAAAATTATCATGATGATCACGGTTGTCTCCATCTAGGTACGATCGCCCCGGGCCTATAGCCACGAGGCGTATGGTGTATGCAATGTGCATCGAATTCGCGCGAGATGCGGCGGCGCATATACCATACGAGGGCGATAAGCGCGGCTGGGATGAGCCAGAGAAGGTGCGTCATGGCTTCTCCGAGGCATCAGACTGAGATGGTCGCTGGTGCCAACCGCAGTGCGTGCAATACGTCGAGCCGTCCGTCCAAACTTTCCATTCAGGATTCAGGCACCCGCAGTACACGCGATCATCTCCCACCCATTCGAGCGCGGCAGTTTCCCAAAGGCTATCGACTAAGCGGCCTGACTCCAGCACCTCGCGAATCAATCTCTCGGCTTCTTCAAGCCGCTTTGCCGCTGGCGCGTGCTGTGCCTTGATCGAATCAACGATTCCGATGTAGGTCACGGCTTCGTTTCTCCGCTGTTAGGTGTCGGCCTCGTTGCGGCATCAGACTGTGAGTCGTTGCCCTTTATCAATAAATACCGGTTACGTTATCCACTGCCAGATAACAGCACCTTTATCTTCCGGCTTAAAGAAATGGACCAATTTTCCGTAAGGTACTTGTCCATCTTTAGTTACAGGGATACCTTTTTCAGTAAGAACTTCCCAGATTCTGGAAGAATCTTCCACACTTATTTTAACTTCAATCATAATTTCCTCTCTAAGCAAGCCGGTTACGTTATCCGGCGTGTTCCGCTGCGGTATAGAGTTAAAGCGGTCACCGTCGCCCAGTGGGGCTTGATCAAGAGTCTAACAGTTCCCGGCCATCGTGGAACACCCAGCTCCCGTGCGGTCGTCGGATCCACCCGATCCCGGCTCATACTTGCCGTGATGTGGCCATTGGATCATGAAATAGACTCCGAACAAGAAGGCAAGCCATAAATAAGGTGCGGCGCGTTTCAAAGTTTTCATGGCATAAGCTTCCAATTGCGATAATGATTTCTGATTAATTTTTGTCGGTCCTTGTGAATAGTGAAGAAATGAATCCCTGCAAGAATAAAGGGGAGGACCCCGACTACGAAGGCGATTAGAAACAACATAGTGCTTCCCGTATTTATTGACCTATTTTAACTATACCAGATACTTTGAATTTTTGCTAGAAAAATTTTTAGAAACCGGAGTTGTAATTTTTACAAAATGTTCGGGTTGCGCTTAGTGTCGCCGCGCCCAGGGACTCCAAAGCTAAAATGGGTCCCCCCGTCCCCGGTAGGTCTCCTATCACCTGATAGGACAGAAAAACTTGACTATTACTATGGATTGTGAGACTATATGACCACGCTGCAAGTACAGCGGATATGTTCTCTAACAATCAGTGCGTATCATCTAATCGACTAACACTCGACGCGATGCGCTGCGCACACAAGGAGTATTAATCATGACTACTATCTTCAAAAGCTTTCAGGATCTAGGCTATCAGTTCGCAGGACACATCGATGCTGAAGTCTCTTATGCATCGTACCTGGTTGAACATGTCCCTGACTTGACCGCAGTGCCGCAAGATGTGATCGATCAGGTCAAAGCGGGTTTCATCCTGCGCTATGCGGAACTACATCCCGCCAAGCATTACATGCAAGACGGTGAGGACACGTTTGTCGAGTGCGAGTCGGAGGATCTCAAAGACACAGCAGGGTTTGAATGTTCGGTTGGATACTGTGTTTCTTTACCGAGACATGAGTTCGGCGAACTGAAACCCAACAAGAAAAACTTGGTCAAGAAGATCCGCGATGCAGCCAAGATGTATGCAGACATCCGTTGGTCTCGTTTGTTGAAAGCCGCAGTCGGTATCACGCAGGACGCCGCAGGCAAAGTGCGAGCCGCCAATAAAAGCTTTCAGGAATGGTTGGACAAGATGCTAGCCGATGCTGTGACTAAGGCGCGTGTTGCCGTCAAAAATGGCGATCCGACAGCGATTGATCCGGCTAAACTGCAAGTGAGGATCGAGCAGTTCAAGAATAATCTGAAAGCTTAATAACACAAATCAATGACTTATAAAGCCTCAGGCGAAAGCTTGAGGCTTTTTCTTATGAACTCGATTTCATATGTCCAAACACAAATCAATAACTTACGTCACGTCAGAACATCATTTCTGATTTTTAGTTTCCTATCACTTGATAGGAATTGCCCCAGAGGACTACAAACTCTGGGGCTTTTGTTTGCCTATCAGTTTTGGATATATAACAACTAAGTCCATCAAGAAATAAACTACATCCAAGCCAAAAAGACAAATCTGACCATTTCGGTACTATTCGTAAACCATTGATTTGTGTCGTCAAATCTGGAAAACCACGATATACCTAACCAGCTTTTATTTCGTGCTTAAGTCATTGATTTGTGCCCCACAACTTTACAATTTTCGAGCTTAACGCATTCCGTGCCAATCTGTGTAGGCACAATATACCCGGACGCTTTGACATTTTTCATTTCGTTTTGGTGGGGGCGCAAGCGTTTGTCCCCTACCTAGTCGTTTTATGCCTACACAGATTGGCACGGAATGCATTAAGATATATATTTATATAATTATTAATAAGTAGTAGTAGTAGAGAAGTGAAAAATCAAGCACTTACAATTCCTTGACCCCTCCCAAAAAAGCTGGTAAGGTCTATCGTTTCAGGCCAATAGATAAGGTTTAATACGCTTTATGCCCCGCCTCATGCCCACTCAAGAGACTAAGTCATTGATTCGCAAGATGTATTACGAGGAGCACATTCCACGTGCCAGAATCCGCGCCAAGTACGATATCAGCGAGAACACACTCAGCGACGTATTGCGTGATCCTAACCGTAAACCCTATCGCTATCTAAACCCCACTCAATATCCCCTCATACATGCCGATAAGCGGGCAGGCATGAGCTATCGCGAGATAGCAGCCAAGTACAATAGCTCGCGCGCCAATATCGTCCGGGTGATAAAACTCTATGGGATATAAACTATCTGACGATGATAAAGAAATAATCTTAGAATTGTATTCATCGCATAAATACACTCAGCGAGAACTATCAAAAAAGATGCAAATTCCTGAAGGTTTAATCGCTGCCTACATAAGATCAATGATGCAGCCCCATCGATATCAGCCGAACGAGCCTATAAATTTCAGCACCTCCAATGCAATTCTGTCCGATTGGCGCAATGGTATTAAGAAAAACTCCTGGTCACTGCGGTATAAACCCTCCAAGGCTGAGCTAGGACGCAAATACAAGGTCCATCGCACGACGGTAGCCAGGATAATCAAAGCTGAGCGCAAAACGATGTCCGATGGCCTGGTGCGGGCACACAGAGCACGTAGGCACAAGGATAAGGTGCAGCGTGCACGCAATAGGAAGTGGATTGACAAGCGCCGGACGGGGTTTGTGAGTCGGCCTGGTGCTGAGCCGGAGCAAATCCTATCACTTGATAGGAAAGAGATTAAGCCAAGGGATCGCAAGAACTACCGGATCAAAAAGTCTAGTGCTATAATGCTAATTAACGCTGCGGCGAAAGGCATGCCACGAGATCAGTTATTGCGTGATTACCGGATCACTGAGGGGTTGCTGGACATGTGTCTGCGACATGGGGTCGAGATTAAGCAGGGGAAGCCAATTGAGTAGTTATACTAAATACACAAAAATATATAATACCCTCGGTAAGCGTGTTACGGAGGCTTGCATAAAGCGGGTCGATTTACAGCTTATGCAGGGAAACGCCAAGATAGACGATACCGTTGAACGTAAAAAAACTATACCGCTCAATAAACAAAGAATAGAACTCAGAACATTTGATGAGATTTATGAGCGCCAAGAACTTATCGAGCGTGTGATGGCTGATAATCATTTGGATAAAATCAGCTTTAAATTAGTGCGTGAGTATGTGGCGAATGTAATCAAGATGTCTCAAGCCGCATTTGACGACTGGGAGAAATTCCACAAATGAGAGCATTTACACCTGCGATGAGCACGGGCCACAAGCTTTTCTCGCCGAACAAGTCCAGGCAACTTAAGGGGTTGAAATGAAATTAACGGAAAAGTCTCTAGCCTGTTTAGAGTGGCTGCCGCCTTTAATCGCGGTACCGCTGTTCGTTGCGGGAACCCTAATTTTCTTTCTGCTAGCGATATTGCTTCTGCCGATGAAG